CTCGTGACTGGTCGGATATCCTTGGTGTTGATGCGAGCGATATCCCAGACTCACGACCTACATTCCAAACAGGTTCTGAGTGGCTAGATGAGCAGGATGAGTCCACCCAACGTGAAGTGCTCGGCAATCTCTATGATGGCTGGGCAAATGGTGACTTCACACTCAATGATGTAGTGAAACATTCGTATGATGCTGATTGGGGTCATAGCATCTCAGTCAAGCCCTTGAAAGCATTGGTGAAATAATGAGACGACACATCACACTACGCAACATTATCGACAACACAACTGAGGAAGACGCTATAGACCAGACGATAGATCGCGCCCTGGCTCAACTCACTCAGCAGGCTGGTGTGCCGATGGATCTGGTGAGTGCTAGCCCGTTCTACCGGCGTGACGGTCTAGGCTTCGTGACTGTAGTTGCAGAGCAGTCTGCCGATGCGCCACCGTCCACAGAGCCAGCCAAGTCGGTTGCATCGATTGACTGGACAGTAGATGCAGGTCAGAACGTTGTTGAAGCACAGCAATAAAAAGAAAGCACAGGTGTAACATGGGTGGACCTCCTTCTAAGGGCACCAAAGCAGACCAACGACTCAAGGCGAACAATCCCAACGCTGGCAAACCTAAGGCAGCGGCACCAAAGCCAGTGCTACCAACTACAAAGCCTATGGCACCCAAGAAAGGTGGCAAGTAACTGATGACAGCGATCACCAACAACATCACAGAGGACCAGTACGGCAAACCCGGTATAGGTGTCTATGATCCGACATCACATACGATGGTGACAGCACAGGCTGGCACCGTTGTAACTGATAGCAACGGTGTCCAGTATGCACCAATAGCTACATCTGGTAGCAGTGGCAGTACTGACGTGGCTGTCCACGACAACGGCACACCTGCTAACCACCTGGCTATCGATGGCACTGGTAAGATCGGCGTCTCCTCTCTGCCTGCACTTCCTACAGGCACCAATACCATCGGTGGTGCTCAGATTGTGGATAGTGGTGGTACAAATAAACTAGCGGTGGATGGTGCAGGTAAGATCGGTGTCTCATCGTTGCCTGCTCTTCCAACAGGCACTAATGCTATTGGATCTGTCCAGTTACTCGATAGTGGTGGCACGAATAAAGCCGCTATCGATGCAGGTGGTAATGTCGCAACGAAGGGCGGCTATACTGAGCAAGCATCACTGTCCGCTGGCTCGCTGAATGCCGATCTCGTGCCAAGTACTGATGTGAGTGCCTACAAGTGGTTTAGCTTGCACACAAGCGGCACGTGGTCAGGGCTGTTTACTCTCCAGTGTTCCAATGATAATACGAACTGGATCTCGCTCAACTCCTTTGTTGCAAACAACGGCGCGACATTTTCCAATACGTTCACCACCAACAACCTCTTTCACGGGCCGATCTTCTTCCGCTATTTGCGCGTGAGGATGACTTCATACACGAGTGGCACGGCTAACGGTACACTTGAGCTTTACACCAGTGATGCGATGGCAGGCATCAACACTGTTGCGCTGAATGGCGGTACGAGCACCATAGGAGCGATCAACAACGACGGCACAAGCAGTACAGCCATTGCAGCAGGCACAAGTGCTAACACGGTAGTGAAAGCCTCTGGTGGGCGTTTGGCGAGTATCCTGGTCACGACGACTGGCACCAACGCACTCACCGTATATGACAATGCTAGCACGAATAGTGGCACCATCCTCGCAGTGATACCTGCCAATGCAGCGGCTGGCACGTTCACTGTCTTCAAGGTACCAGCCGCCAACGGCATCACCGTTGCAGGCAATGCGAGCAATCCGGCGGTTAGCATTTTCTATGTGTAGCGTCTAACAGGAGCACGATCAACTATGACGAATAACCATGCAGTAACAATCCCATCTGCCAATAACAAGCCAGATCCGACTGGCACGCTCACCAATTCAGGTCAACCAGGGCCATCACCTATCAACCTGTTGCAGTGCTCATATCCTTGCACCGTGCAAGGACATTCAGACACGGTGCAGCTCCTTTGGGATGGCACATACTTCAGCCTGCCTAGTTCGGAGGTGAGTGATCCCACCTTTGGCACGGTGTCCTTTACCTATAATCCACCACTCCAATAGCGAGGTGCATCATGGTGAAGTCCAACCCTGGTCCACGCCGTGACATGCGGTACAAGAAAAATAAGCAGGTTCTGGGCACTGCTGCCAATCGTGACGCGTATGTACAGCAAAAAAGCGTGGTGTTGCACGATAGCACGAAGCGTGAAGAGAAGAAGGGAGACGAACATGGCAACCACTGACAAAGCATGGGACGGCTCGGCCTCACGTTGGCCTGATGCGAAATCATACTGCAATAGCACATTGCTGAACGGGAACACATCAGACGATCCCGATGAGTGGACGAAGGATGCCTGTAAACTTCCCGTGCGCGAACCATCAGGAGAGATCAACACCAATGCTTTATCCTCTGCTGCTGCTGTCCTCAATGGCGGCATGGGCGGGCTAAAGGGAGTTGCACCAAAGGATAGAAAGGCAGCAGCGCGCAAGTTGATCGGGATGTATCAAGAGGCACAAATGCCGCCACCTGACTCACTCAAGAAGATTGCAGGCATGTGAGAACCATTCTCACTACATTTGTTAGAACAACGTGTCAAACTGTTGACATAATCGTAAAGGTTAATCTATAATGGATACAACAACTACTGTTTCACAAGGCGAGATGCAGAGTGAAGCAGCCCCACAATCGTCCGAGATGGACGCCACGACCACGCCTGATACTGGTGTGACACCAGAGACAGAGCAGCAATCTACCACTGGCACTGAGCAACAGCAGCCAGAATCTCAACCATCTGCGGAAGATCTGACCAAAGAGCTTGAAAAGGCTCGTGCCGCACTCAAGAAAGCCAACAAAGAGGCCGCGTCATATCGCAACGCTGAAAAAGAGTTGAAGGCACTCAAGGACCAGATCGAAGCAGAGAAACTATCCGAGAAAGAACGATTAGAGAAACGCCTGGCAGACCTGCAAAAAGCACATGATGATGCCATCAGGCAGGCTCAAGAGTATAAGATCAACACAGAAGTGAAGTTGCAGGCGGCACAATCTGGCTTCTCTGATCCCAATGATGCTATCAAGTTTCTCGACTGGTCTGAGATTGAGTATGACGACAACGGTGCACCATCCAACGTAGCCGAGCTAGTAGCGGACTTACTCAAAGCAAAGCCGTATCTCGCAAAGCCACAGAGCAGGACAGCACCAGCCGTCAGTGCAACCAATCCAAGCAGATCGGCGCGCGTGTCTGATGATACATCGGAGTACATCAACCGTATCAAGGCAGGCACGCTGAAAGCGGATGAGTACAACGCGTTACCACCAGCAGTGAAGGCCAAGCTCAATGATGCGATGCTGAATCTGCGCAAAAAATAGATACTCTTACTGTTCTTTTGTATCTCGGTCCTAGCACCTGGCACCGTCAGATGTTGAGATCGGGATAATAGGAGGCAAATTACCTTGTCCCTTAACCATACCAGGGGCTTCAGGAAGTAATTCCTGTCGAATAACCTCTCTGAATTCGGTGAAACTCCCAACCATTTGAGTGGACAACGCCGAGCCAAGGCAGCCAGCAATGGCTATCCGGGTGTAACGACTAAGTGAGAGGCTCCTCATTAGAGGATGATGCCATAGTCTGGTCTCAACAGGAATGTTGAGAGGCTAGCAGAAATGACTAGCCCCACTCGCAAGAGTGAGTAACAAACACGAAACAATTTTATTCCACAACTATGGTCTGACACCATTCTTGTCGCATTGCGAAAGAACCTCGTGTATGGAGCGTTGTTTAACAGCGACTATGAGGGTCAGATCCAACAGATGGGTGACACCGTGCGTATCAACGCTATCGGTGATATCACGATCAGCAACTACACCAAAGACACAGACATCAATCCTCCACAGGCGCTAACAGATGCGCAGACCATGCTCACCATCTCGCAGGCAAATTATTATAACTTTGAAGTAGATGATGTAGATGCTGCACAAGCGCATCCTGAAGTGATGACCGAAGCTATGAGCTATGCGGCGTACAAGCTTGCCTTGACGATGGATCAGTACTACGCTGGGTTCTACACCGATGCAGTGACTGTCAATCTGGTCGGTAGTTCCGGCTCTCCTGTTACTCCTCAGGTCGCAACCACATCGAATATCGGTGGTGGACAGACGGTCTATGACTACCTCGTTGTGCTGAATCAGTACTTGACTCAGCAGGGAGTGCCGAAGTCTGGTCGCTGGTGTGTGGTGCCTGCATGGATCACAACCTTGCTCACTCAGGACGTACGATTCACCAGCTATAACACAGCCGATGCACGCTTGACCATCACCACCGGTAAACTTGATGCATCCGCTGGCAACGCTTCCGATGCGTATCTGGGCAAAATCAACGGTATGGATGTGTACGAGTCGTTGAATGCTCCTCATCTGAGTGGAACCGCTGGTCAGACTGGTAGCACTGACGTGGTTCTGGCAGGGCATAGCATGGCACTGACGAAGGCAGAGGGCATCAATAAGACAGAAGCTTACAGGCCGCCATATCGCTTTGCTGATGCGGTCAAAGGACTGGCTCTCTACGGTGCAAAGACTGTTCGCCCGTCTGCCATCGCTGCTGCATATCTGGTGCACCCATAGTCTGAGGAGGCTTTAATAACATGGCTCGTACTAACCTTCCATTATCAACTCTTGTACCGAATGGCAACTTGGCTGCACCTGCTGGTACGAACGTTGATCCGACCAACGGGATGAACGTGGCTATTCCAACCACTAGCATGCCTGCTGCACCCAACCTTAACAGCCTTGTGCTCATCGTCAACAACACAGCAGGCACATCCAAAGTGGTGACGGTTCGTGCTGGTGTTGGTGGTGGTGTTACCCCTGGTGCAGCATTCCGCGCTGGTCAGGGTGACTTGGCAGTGACTGTTGCCAGCTCTGGCACGCAGTACATTGGACCTTTCGAGACGGCGCGTTTTGCACAGAGTGACGGGTCGCTCAATGTTGATTTTGCGAGTGGCATTACAGGGACCATAACGGCTCTCATCATGCCAACACGCTGGTAAGTCCTAGTAGGTAGGAAGTTAAACAATGGCTATTGATCTACAACCGATGGCCCAAGGTGGTGTGTGGCTTCAGCCTTACAGTACTGAAGTCCCACCCACATATGTGGTACATCCGGCACACATAACCCGTTTGACGCTCGACGGCTGGCGTCCTGTCACCGATCCACGCTCTGAACTGATGGCACAACAGGCGGCTAAAAAAGCTGCTGAGGAGGCCAAAGAGAAAGAGCGCCAGGAGAAAGAAGACGCACAAGCCAAGCGCATTGCCGAGCTTGAAGCGATGGTGCACAAGCTTCTGGCCGCACAGTCTCAGGCACCATCCGAGGCCAAAGCAGAAGAGACCAAGCCAACAACACGGCGCAAAGCTGAATAGTTAAAGGCAAGTAAACATGCCACGATCAACCATGAGCGCACTCATCGCGATGGTTCGCACAAAGATAGGTGATCCTGCTGGAGCAAGTCAGCAGTTCAGTGACGATGACATACAGTCGATCATGGACCAGCATAGACTGGATTTACGTTACGAACCGTTAATTATTGCCCCAAGTATCGTGAACAATACCAACACGAATAATCAGGCATCAACCATCTTTGCAGACTTCTATAGCAACTACGGTTTTTTTGAAAGCGACGTTACGCTACAAGCCTACTCTAATGGGCAGGCTTGGGTAGTTGTGACACCTGTTGCGATGGAGTTGTTGATCGATCAGGCGCATTTTCAGTTTGAAACCAATGTGTTTAGCATGGGAACTGTACCAGGTCAGTTGCCTCCCGTCTTTTGCACCGGCAAATCGTTCTGTGTGTTCAGTGCAAGCGCCGATTTACTGGAGATGTGGGCTGCAACGATGACAGGTGCCTATGATATCTCTGTAGACGGGCAAAATCTTCGCAGATCACAGATGCCACAAATGAAGCTTACTCTTGCACAGCAGTATCGCAAGCGTGCGAGGCCAAAGGTGGCAAAGATGGTGAGATCGGACATCATGCCAGCTATGGATACACAGCGTATGCGGTTGCTTGATTCAGGGGATTTGGTGAAGTAGATGGGTATGTATCCAATATCAAATGCAGAGCTTATACAGATTCAAAACGACGTAGCGCAGGCAGCGTGTGACAAGGATTGTGTTATCCAGCGTGCGACGACGAGCAGTGATGGCTATGGCTCTCAAACAGAGACGTATAGCACCATTAACACGGTCAAGGCTGGCATGACACAACCTTCGGGCGGAATGTTACAGAATTTTGCCTATGAGATAGCCGATCTCGCTGCTTGGCAGGTGAAATTTCCCATCGGTACTGATGTCAGGCATCGTGACAGGTTGATTATAGAATCTCAAACCTTGGAAGTTCACGTCATCCTTGACCCGCGTTCTTTTCCAGGTCTGCTAACTGTTATCGCGGCTGAACTGAAATAAAAGGCAAAGGCATGCAAGTACAACCGTATAATCACAATCTTCCACCAGATTGGAAGCTGAGCTATGATGCGAGACCTGCTGATCTGCTCACGTGGTCAAAGCAGTACCCATTCGGGAATACTGCAACGTTTAATCAGGAAATCGAGACGTACTTGCCTGCCAACGTGTACATCTCTAATGGCGAGCTGATCCTTGAAGGGCGCAATACAGGCGGCGGTAACGCTGGTGTGAGTGGCGGTAAGTACACCAGTGGCATGATAGCGAGCTATAACACCCTGGGCTTCTTATACGGCTATGTCGAGGGCATGATCAAGATGCCAGCGGGTTATGGCGTGTGGCCTGCGTTCTGGATGCTGTACCAGACGTATCCAGCCTCTAACGAGATCGACATTGTGGAGATCTTTGAGAATCCGCTCAGTCTCAATAATGGCGTGCACTTCCCGAATGGCAGCGGCGGTACTGGCAGCGATGGCGGTGCAACCACACTCACGACAGACATGAGTGCAGGATACCATGCCTATGCAGTGGAGTGGGAGCCAACCTTTGTACAGTTCTACTTCGATGGTCAACCCATCAGGAGGATCACCACATCCGGTGAGATCCCATCGCAGTTGATGTACATCCTGGCCAACGTCGCTATTAGTGGTGTGGCAGTCGGTGATCACATCCCAGCGGATGCTCAGTTCCCACTTCAGATGCACATCAAGTACATCAGGGTCTGGCAACGACAAGGCTCACAGTATCAACTCTCACGCACCGTTGCACCGATCTATGCCAACTATATGACGGCGGTCAAGCTTGATGGTGCAGTTGCCTCCTATGCGCTGAACGAGGCATCAGGATCGGTGGCTGTGGACTCTATCGGTGGTGCCAACGGTACGATTGTCGGCACTGTGCAGTACAACCAGCCCTCGCTCACGGGTGATCAGTCTGCTTCAATGGGCTTCAACGGTAGCACGACGTATGTGGCACTGCCTAATAGCATCAATCCCACTGGCTTGTTTGCCTTCGCAGTCGAAATCTGGTTCGAGTATCCAACTACACCAGCCATCAATAATGGGCGTATCGTGAGCAATGGGCACACCGATTCCACGAATACTGGCTTTCAGATGATGCTCAATTCCGCAGCGGGTGGTCTGGTCTCGCTTGCCACTGCGAACAAGACGAGCAATCTCTACTTCAGCACGAACATCACAGCAGGAACACCACACCACTACGCTATGAGCTATGACGGTGCGCATGTGTACGCATA